CATACCTGGGCAGCACCACCTGCTGGTCCAGCAGCAAACGCTGCGGCGGCTGTTAGTATACCAATAGCTAGACTGGCTTTGCCTGGATTTGCTTTCATCCAGTCGCCTACTTTTTTAACTTGGTCTGCTAGTTTAGGATTGTCACCAGCAATTTTTGCTTTTAATTTTTCAAATTGTGCGTCAGCATTTTTTACAGGTCCAGTGTCTTGAGCCATTTTGCCAAGTTCGTTTACTTTGGCATTAATTTTTTTAAGAACTTCTCCTGGAAGTTTTACTGCTGCGCCAGCAACGTCTTTTGCTTTGCCTAAACCTGTACGTTGTCCTGCGGCTTGCTGTTCGGCACTGGTAAAAATATTTTTAATTTGATCTGGTGTTAGCTCTGCTTCGCACAAGCGAACTAGTTCTTCCATTAACGGCCACAGTTCGCGCTCAAACTTTCCAAGATAGATTCTTTGACTTTCTGTAAGAACGTCCCAACTTTCATTTAGAATAGTTTGCGAGCGTAAGTTGTATGCTGTTACTTCTTGAAGTTTCATTAGATCATTCCTATCAGTTCTTGTTTTTGTTGTGCGTCTAGTTTTTGTATTTTTGCTTTTACTGCTTCAATTTGCTTTGCTATATCGGGATTAGGACTAGCAGTTGTGGCTCCTGGAGCAGCAGCTTGTCCTGTACCAGCAGGCTTACCAGTTTTTGTTCCTTGTCCACCTACTTTTTGTGTTGCTCTGTCAAGGAATCCTCCGCCCTGCTGCTGAGAACCAGCGGCAGCGCCGCTGCCGGCTACGCCCGGACTTGCTTTGGCTCCGCCAACCTTTGCTTTTTCTTGAGCTGCTTTTAATAGAGCTTGATCAATCTGTTTAGGAGCAAGTACACCTGATACACCAGCAAGTGGTGTAGTAGGAAAACCTTTTGACTTTAAAAACGCAGCTAGATCCTGTGCGTCTAGTTGTTTTAGATTCATGCCAGTTTGTCCGGCATACTTTTTAAGATCTACATTTAATTGTCTAGCAACATCACCTGTTTCAGCAGCACCACTAAGTCCAGCAGCAGTTGCTTTTGCTCCCACAGCACCAAGTGCCTTTGCTCCTACCTTACGTCCTATCTGTTTTAGAGCTCCTACAGGTGCTTCCTTTAGTTTTGCTGAATGTCGCATAGCAGCCTTTTCAGAATCAAATGTGCCATGATCTTTACCATCAATCTTTAAATTCCATTTAGGCTTCATTGAATCACCAGATTTAGTAAGTTCAATTTTCTTACCATCGCGGTTCATAGTCATCGATTTTGCTTCGTTGTTTATTATATCATGTACATTCATAGTGATTATTCCTAAACTTTGTATTATTTATACGGAAATACAAAGTTATATTAATGTATGAGCTAAAGCTCATACAAGTTTTCGCTAACGCTCAAACTATTTTATTTGATTTAAACAACGAAGTTGTTTTAAGTTTCATGTAGATTGTTCAGTCAGACGGAACCACTTACGGTTCCGCCTAAAAAAATGAGCTTCATGTGAGTTCGCCCAGCCTAGACTTTGGAAGTAGGTATTTTCACTGTTCAATGGGCTCTGACCTTTCCCAACCTACGTCGACATCATACAGTAAGTGTATTATATCATACACTCAATGTATTACCCGCTACTTCGTTCCTAGCACACGGTTTTTATGAACATTGTGGTTCTTGATTGGCAACATTCAATCTACTTCAATCCAACTATGGTTCGCTATTGGCGTCAAAGTGTACGTGTCCTATGTTTCCATAGGTTTTTCCACAGCCCGATTACAATCTGGCGGGCTAACCTTGTGTGTTGCTTGTTATATTGCCTTAGATACGCTTGAGATGTTCTCTTAACGCCTGTGAGGAGCCTACTCTTACATTAATAATGCCATTATAGTAATCGTCAGTTTCTAAAACTCTGCGATCAAACTGTTCTTTGGCTTCTAGGTAACTTAAAACGCCTTTAGACTCGCAGTAGTGTAGTATTTCTCTAAGAAAATTCTCTTTGCCATACTTTTCTACGTCTGCTAGCAGGTTATCTGATGAACCCCAATAGTCTTTCCAGTCAGATTCGACTGTTGAACGTCTTTTATTTTTTTTACCTTTGAGCGGCGGCCTTGTTTTTTTGAATTGAGCTAGTTTTTTGCCTATATACTTTTTGCCGTTCTTTTTATTTGTGATGAGATATACAAATCCTATGTAGCCTTCTGGTATTTCGTCTACAATTTCGCCATCATACATCCACGTCATGTAGCTACTTACCGGAGCCTTAATCGTCTGTGCCTTGGTTTTGGTTCTTGCCTTTGTTTATGTGTTTGTCGTGTATTTCGTCCATGCGTATTTTAGCAAGTTTGCGTATTTCTCGCAACCATCTTCGCGCATTTCTGTGTGTACGCTGTGAATTACGTGCTTCAAATAGTTCGTTGACCTTAAAATACTCAAGATATGCTTTGGTCAACTTGTCATGAGTATCGTCTTCTATCATTCTATTATTTCAATATCGTTTTCGTAACTGGTAAAGCCGTTTTCTTTGATAACTTTCATAACATGATTGACTCTACCCACCAGTTCGTCCTTGTGTGAAATAAGGAACACGTTTTTCTCGCGCTCTCTGCCCATTTTCTTAAGCACACTAAGAGCATTTTCAACACCTGCTGTGTCCATGCCTGAATCTATCAGCTCGTCTATGAACAATAGGTTGATATTTTGATATAAACTTTCCCAAACGTCTCTAAACGCAAAGCTCATACCTAATATCAGTCTGTTTCTTTCACCTCTTGACAGGTTATCAAAGTCTAAGTCCTGTCCTAGTTGTGTAATTTCCACATTTAGATCATTTTGGAACACAACTAGATGTGGTAAACCCAGTTTGTCGAGATAATATGTAAGCCTATTGTTCAAATACATAAGATTTTGATCAATAATTTTCTTACGTATAAAAGAATCTTTGTTGGTTAACAGTTTTAGCAGAAACTCTTGGTGATCTTTGTAGTTGTTAAGGTCATTCATAGGACCCCAATCTATTTCTTGAATACCAGTATTTTCTAGATCTTCAATTTGCTCTATATAAGGATCAGTTTCTTGTTTCTTTGTGTCAAGTGCCTGACGTAAACTGTCAACATTTTGCCTGTGTTCGTATGCTTCTTTAGCAGTTTCATAAAATGTGTTGGGTCGTCCGTTTATGTCACCTATTTCTGCTAGTGCTTCTTCTACCTCAGACAGTTTTTCCGCTATGTCTATTTTGTATGTGTCGGCGTCTTTGAGCTCTTTCATTTTCTTGTCAAGTATTTCCTGCTTTTTATCAGCATGAAGTTCTTGACCACAAGCATAGCAGGTTGCTTCTTCTAGTTCTGCGATGTCTTTTTGTACTTTTTGTACAGAATTCTCAGCACGTTCTAGTGCTACTTCCAATGTGCTCTTTTCTTTGTTAAGAGCCGTAATAGCATTGTTGTTCTCAGCCCAAGTACTCAGCAGTTCATGTGCTTCTAGTTCTTTGTCTATGTCTAATTTTTCTAATTCGTCAATGCCCTGCTGTAGTCTTTCAATGTCCTGCTTTTGCTTTAACTGCCAGGCACGTTGTCTAGTACGCAGACTGTCAACAGTTTCACCTATTTTTTCATTTGCCTGTTGTATAGCATTGATTCTAGCATTTTCTTCAGTAATAGCGTCTCTAGTTACTCTAGACTGTTCCTTTAACTGTTCTGCTTTTTCAGAAAGTATGGTAATACCCAACAACTGTTCAATGATGTCTCGCTGATCGTTGGTGCGCATACTTAAAAATGGCTCAGTGTAAGTGTTTAGTGCCACAATGTGCTTGAACATATCGTGACTCATGCCCAACATATCGTTGATATCTTCTTGTGTCTTACGTGAATCGCCCTGCGACTCGTCAATTAGCTCTTGTTCTTCGTCGTTTACAAAAAACTTTAGCACATTAGGTGAACGTCCTCGTTCAATTCTGTAGTCGACACCGTCTTTTTCAAAATGTAGTGTAACCAACATACCTTTTGAGTTGGTTTTGTTAATTAAATTGTTGCGTTTGATGTTGGTAAGAGCTTGCCCATACAGTGCGTAACTGAGTGCGTTAATAATAGTAGTCTTACCAGTACCGTTACGTGAACCTGAATCGTCTCCACCTTGATCTAGATTTTCTCCTAGCACAAGAGTAAGTTGTTCTTTGTTAAAATCTACTGCTTGAGTCTGGTTGCCCACACTCATAAAATTCTTTACTGTTAAATCCTTTAGTTTAATCATAACTCGTTATAGATTTCCAATAGTAACTGTTTGTTAAAATTATCCGAATCAATTGCCGCAATTTCTTTAGATACAATCTGATCAACACTTTCAAACTGTGTAATATCCAACTCTGTGGAAATTTCTTCTACTTGTTTTTGCGGAATCAGTGTAATTTCACGGCAACCGTGTGAAGTAATAAATGTTTCTTTGATAAAACTGGCTTCTTCATAGGAAATTGGCAAGTCTAGTGTTACTCTAAGGTACATTTTGGGTTTGATTATGTCATCTGTTTTGTCTAACAGCTCAGAAAGTTTCACAGTTCGATACTTTGGACAGTTCCACCAGTTGATATATTCTGGATCTTTGCCATTTTCTTTGTCAAGTATCATCATACCTCGATCATCATCCCACGCATCCGCATAATTGTGGGGAAATGCGTTACCAATGTAATGAATTTTGCCTTTAACCTGGCGTTTATGGAAGTGTCCGCTAAATACGAACTCTTGATTTTTGAAGTGTTCTGGTTTTAAGTCGCCGTGATCTGGCATTTGTACCATAGCATTCATATAAAAGTGCGGCAATTCAAAGTGACCAAACATATATTTGGCTTTACACTTTTCAATAGTTTTCCATTCGTTGCCTACCAGCCACGGAACAAGTGCTACATCGTCTTGCTCTAGGATTTCATTGACTACAGTAATACCAGGAATGTGTTTACCAAACTCAACAGAATGGATATCACGCTTATCTTTGTAATACAAATCGTGATTGCCAGGAAAGAAGAAAAACTGATCAAATGCTTTGCCTAGTTTTTCTAAACTTCTAATAGTAGCATCCATGGTTGTAATATTAAGACTGTTTCTGTTGTGATGCCAGTCACCACAAAAAATACCAGTCTCACAACCGTGTTCTTTGGCTCGCTCTATGTACCAGTCTACAAATTCTTCACAATCGTCGTTGTGTAATCTGCTGTTGCCTTTTAAACCAAAATGTATATCTGTAAATACTGCTGCTTTTTTAAACACTCAAAATTCCTCTATTAAACTATTATAATACTGTTATGTCAAATAGTCAATAGGGTTAATCACCATTTCTTTCGGCTTCTCTACGTTGTGCTGCTTCCCATTGACCTTCGTTTTGTCTAGTATATGAAGGATTCATGTCATTCATTTCTAGAATATCGTCTCGAATATTTTGATTGCGTTTTTCGATATTAATAACTCTAACAAAACTGTTAGTTACTGCCGCAGTGTAGTAAGCAAACGGATTATTTGACTTTGATTCGTCAAATTGTAAGCCAATTTGAGCAAGTTGAAGTATAGCCTGCCCGCGCATTTCGTCATTATAAGTGTAACCGCGCACATTTCCTCTAGTAGCATAACGTTCGCACAACTTCATCCACATACGAGCTAGTTTTTCTGTGGCTTGTCCGCTAGTCTTAGAAAAATAACCATTTTCCATACCACCAACCCAATGACTTTTACCTACACAAGTTAGTTCGTCGTTTTCGTTAAATTTAAAGTGTTGGAAAGGAGGAAAATTTAGCTTTGTTTTTGTGTCTGCTATGGTTTTGGGATTTTTCTTTCTGCCTTTTTCTTCCGGAATATGATCAAATGTCATAATTCTAAAAATTAATTCTTCTTTTGTTATCTTTCTATAGTCTACTTCACATTCTGCTAGTTTTACTTTTTCGCCTGCTAATTTACGTGTTTCAAAATCTTTTTGTTGTAGCCTTTTTGCCTTATTTCGTTTTGCTTCTGCGATTGTGCGTATGTTAATACGGTCAACACTGTCTAATATAATGTCGTATTGATGATATTCTGATTCAACAAAACTGCAAAACGTTGTTTTTGATTTGTGTATCTCCGCTAGAATATCTTTGTTGTTTAAATAGTTTACTTTTCTCACGAATATTTCTCCTTATAGTATCTATTATAATATACGCACTTAAAAAAGTCAACTAAATAATAACATAGGAGAGAAATATGTCATTAGTTGATGATTTAAAAGATGCCGCCATCGACGCGGTGGAAGATGCAGTTGGTAGCGCCTTAGGCGATATCTTTGATGACCCGTTCGGTTTTTTAAGTAATCTAAGAAGTAGATCTTTGCCTACTAATGCAATACCTACTTTTAAATCGATTACTGCTGCTACAACTGTTAACAAAGACGGAAATGACTGGAGAGTCAGATTAACTGTACCTAAGTCGTTGCAAATGGGTAATGTATTAAAACCCTTAATAGATACAGGTAACTCGATGGTATTCCCCTTTACTCCTTCAATTATTATGATGCACAGTGCAAATTATAATAGTTTACAACCAGTTCATAGTAATTATCCTTTCCCAGTTTACGAAAGCAGCAGAGTGGATGATATTCAGATTACCGGAGATTTTTACGTCGAAAATTCAGCAGATGCAGAGTACTGGTTAGCAAGTATACACTTTTTACGATCAGTTACAAAAATGTTTTACGGAGAAAGCTCTTCTAATGCTGGCGCACCTCCGCCGTTGTCAAGATTAAATGGTTATGGTGATTACGTGTTTAAAGACGTACCTATTATTATTACTAGTTTTCAGGTTGAATTGGCACAAGACATAGATTATATTAAAGTAGAAGTACCAGGAAAAGCTGGTAAGGAAAGTTGGGCTCCTAGCCATTCAGTAATTACTGTAAGTTGTAGACCAACATACAGCAGAGATACTGTTAGACAGTTTAGTTTAGATAAGTTTGTTAAGGGCGATTTTATTGCTGATCAAAATAATACAGGGTTTATTTAATGTCTACATATAAAGCAACAAGCCCTTACGCAAAGACAGGGCAATTATCAACCGGAGCATTGGGTTATTTGGCAATCAGACCTATACCTGCGGCAGGTGATGATGTTTTATATACTATTGAACCTCAATACAATCATCGTCCAGATCTATTAGCCTATGATTTATATAAAACACCAAAATTATGGTGGGTCTTTGCTCAAAGAAATATGGACATCATAAAAGATCCGATTTATGATATAGAAGCAGGAACTACAATATACTTGCCGCAAGGACCAAGTTTAACTAGAACACTGGGGATATAATGGCAGAAAGTAGCACACCAGGACCAATGCAAAATGATCCTGCTGCAACAGGACAACTAATTCCAGGCACTACTCCGCCTCCTTGGCCAAATGAATTAGCAGCATTTGCTAGTTTTAACTGCGTAATGACTTTAGCAATGATAGGGCCTGATGAATTAAATGATCCTCTAGGACCTTTGGGTTATAGACAAAAAGTACCAAGCACAATCTTAGTAAGAAGCGGCGGCGGAATTGCCCCATACAAACCTATGACAGATTCAGAAAATGAATTTGGCATAGCAACTGAGTTTTTTATCGATGACTTGTCTATGGATTCGATTATAAGTCCTACAGCAAAAACAGGTGGAACAAACGCTACTAACATTCAATTTAGAATCACTGAACCTTACAGTATGGGACAGTTTATAGAAACGATAAGAGTTGGAGCAAAGGCATTAGGTTATCCTGTTCATACTTCTGCAGTATATTTGCTAATGTTAGAATTTATAGGATATGACAATGCAAACAATGTTGGCAGCGGATCTTATGCAAACAGATTTATACCTTTAAAAATTACTGACATAACATTTGAAGTTACTGAAGCAGGTTCTGTATATGCTGTTACTGCTGTGCCTTATAACGAATCAGCTTTGTCTGATACAACTCAAAAAATGAGGTCAGACATAAGCATATCGGGCAGAACGGTTGCAGAAATATTACAATCAGGACTTAACAGTTTAACTACAGAAATAAACACCCGAGAAATTGAAAAAGAAGACAAAGGAAAAGTTAATCTAGCAGACCAATACGTTATTTCTTTTCCTAAAAAAGACAAACTAGGAGAAAATGCAGGACTAGCAGACGGCACTACTGACGGCGGAGCAACTATTGTTGCAGAACCAAGTGGCGTACAAGATGACGAAACTTTATATGCAAGTATTCGAGGAACAGGAGGAGAAGCAAATTTAATCGATATTCAAGCAGACTTTGACACCTTCAAGGCAGGCCAGACTGGAAAGGTAAAAGGCAGGTCTACAATAGGTGAAACTATTAGAGCTTTTTCAGAAGATCCTAATAATATTAATGATATTGGAACTCAAATAATTACAGAATCTTGGATTGATGGCGGCGAACATCCGTTTGGAAAAGATGCATTTGCATACGACACAGTAAATCAAATTTATAATCGAGGTAACGTAGAATTACAGCTAAGTGACGACTTAAGAAAGTTTAAATTTAAGTCTAGTATCCGCATCCAAGATATTATAGAAGAAGTAATATTATCAAGCGGGTACTCTAAAAAACTGTTAAATCAATTAAAAAATTTACCTGCTGACGGTATGCTAGACTGGTTTAGAATAGAACCACAGGTGTTTGTTGTTCCTGATGATAAAACACTAAAAATGACAGGCGATTATCCAAAGGTTTTTGTGTTTAGAGTAATAGAGTATAAAGTTCATCACAGTTTCTTTAAATCACCAACTAGTTCTAGCATTATTCCTCATATAAAAAGTCAGTGTGCAAAACAATACAACTACATATATACTGGTAAAAACGAAGATGTATTAGATTTTAAAATTGACTATCAGTATGCATATCTTACAAAAGTACCTGAAGACTTCGGCGAAGGAACAAAACGACTAGGAGCATCAGATAAAGCAGTTCAGCCAGCCGCCGGAGAAGTTAATGTTATAGCAGATCCAGATGCAGTGCCTCCTACTTTTAACGAAGAAGGAACTGCAAAAATAGCAGGCGATGCAAAACAAACTACAGGTAATCAGGGCGGATTAGGAGACGATAAACCTGAAACACAAATTGCAAGATCTTTTCATCAAGCACTTCTTGACGGCTCTACAGCAGATATGATAAATTGTGAAATGACCATAATGGGAGATCCTTATTGGATAGCAGATTCGGGAACAGGCAATTACTCTGCAGGCAACACTAGTTACGATAACATGACACCGGATGGTAGTGTAAATTATCAAAACGGACAAGTTCATGTAAATGTTGTATTTAGAACTCCTATAGATTATGACAAAGACGGCTTAATGAGATTTCCTAGTACCTCTACAAAAATTATAGGATCGTTTAGCGGAGTATATCTAGTGCCTGAAGTAAGACACGAAATTTCGCAAAACAAATATACATCAACATTAAAATTAATTAGAGTAAGAGGTCAGCAAGACGGTGCTGCAACAAGTCTTGTGCGCACAGGTGATGCTACAAACTCAGCACAAAGTGATGTACCGGGTAGTGTTTATGATGCAGATAGAAATATAATCCAAGACACTCAAGCAACATTAGACCAAATTTTGTCGTTATTGCCTGGAGGCACAGTGGCTCAGTTAGCTGCTGCTGCTCTTGATAATGCCAGAGCACTAATAGGAGGACTTGATCCATTATCAGTTACACGTGAAGCATTAGCAGCTCAGTTAGGTATAGACGTCAATTTAATACCGGAGGATGTAGATAGTATATTAGACGGTTCGTGGGATCCTACAGATCCAGACGGCGACGGTATTCCAGGAGTGTCTGATGTATTAGACCAGTTATCAGACCTAATAGAAAATCCACCCGAACTAAATGCAGACGACTTACTTGGATAAAATAGTATTATGGCAGGCGAAAGTAGAACAAGAAATAAACCAGTAGAAACTCCATCAGGGCCGTTTGAAGCAGTGGTTGTGGGTCACCTTGATCCTAAATATATGGGCACACTACAAGTTGAATTGCTAAAAACTAGTGATGTTAGAAACGATCCAGAAAGAAGCGGACAATTAGTAGAAGCAAAATATCTTTCACCTTTTTACGGAGTTACGCCGCAAGGAGGGTCATCAGGAAATTCGGGCTATCAAAACACACAAAAAAGTTACGGTATGTGGATGATTCCGCCCGACATTGGAACAAGAGTACTAGTAGTTTTTGCAGAAGGAAATTTAAGTAAAGGTTATTGGATAGGTTGTGTGCAAGATGAATTTATGAATTTTATGATTCCGGGCATGGCTGCAACAACACAACTAGAAGACTATGGCAAAAAAGCACCTACCGGAGAGTACAACAAACGTAGAGAAAAAACAGGACAGAAAAATCCAACAAAATTTGCAAAACCTGTACATATTGATTTAGCTAAAACTTTAATTCAACAAGGTCTAATAGACGACGATGTAAGAGGAATATCAAGTTCGAGTGCAAGGAGGGAAATACCTAGTGCAGTATTTGGTATTAGCACACCAGGACCATTAGATAAAAGAATAGATGCTCCTAAGTTTCAAAGAGGTGTAACAGGAGCCAAATCAAATGTTTTTGTTAGTCGTCTCGGTGGCAGTATGTTTGTTATGGATGACGGCGACGATAAAATTCTAAGAAGAGGCCATGCTAAAGATTCACCATCAGAATATGAAAACATAGAAGCAATCACTGACGGAACTCTTCATAACGGAGATGTTACCCTGCCAGCCAATGAACTGTTAAGATTAAAAACTCGTACAGGTCATCAAATTCTTCTACACAACACAGAAGATTTAATTTATATAGGTAACGCTCGAGGAACCAGCTGGATAGAAATGACGTCTAATGGTAAAATTGATATCTATGCACAGGATAGTGTAAGCATCCACTCGTCAAATGATTTAAATTTTACAGCCGACAGAGATGTCAATTTTACTGCTGGCGAAAACGTCAATTTTATGGTAGGTAAAGATTTTAAAACAACCGCCGGCGACGGTATACATAATACCGCTGGGTTGAATATTAACAACACAGCAGGCCAAGCTATCAGTGAAATAGCAGGCACACACATTTCAAATTATGCACAAATGGACGCAAGTTATCAAAGTATAGGAAACACTGTAATTGGTGTCGGCAAAGATTTAGAAATTTCTGCAGGAAACAATTCTCTTATAGAAGCCGGTTATAGTACCCATATAAAATCGGGTAACCATAGTAAATTTGAAGTAGAAGGCGATTTAGAATTTTCAACTGCAAATCTAAACATTGGAACAGGCGAAGTAAATTGGGATTCGTCTACAGTTAGCTGGGACGCTAATAAATTTATTTTATACACACTAGGGCAAATAAGTTTTG